AAAAAAAAATTCTACACAAGTCGACATTAATGTATCTCCAAATGATTTATAGTCACCAACAATAATATTGTTTCCTTTATCCAATAAACGACGAGCTAATTCTGTCCATTCCATCGAGTTTACATTCATTCCAATACCAGTTCCATCCTCCAATCGATTTTGCTGATAACAACATTGAAATAATCCAAAATACTTTTTCATAGCCCAAGTCATCTCTAAAGGAGAGCACATAAACATCCGGGTCTTACATTGTCTAACAGCTTCAAACGAAACTCTCGCATCTTTCAAACAATTTGTATAAACAGAACTTGGAACAATCCCTTGTTTTCGTAGACTCATATTATGCTCAATAAGATCTTTCAATTGAGGCTTAATACGATCCAATACTCTTCCTTCTGCTGTTTCATGACTTTCAAACAACCAAGCTTTTCCACTAACATTAGGTGGTGCTTCATGAATCAAAGGAAATCCTGGAGAACTCTTCAAATTCAAGGGTTTCATCCCATTCATAGCAGCAACACCTCCAAATATCTCTTGGTCACTTAACAAATCACTAGACCTTCTTCCGACTACTTTAACTGTGTGATTAATAAATCTCCCAAGATCTAAAGAACATTCTTTCAATATTACAGGATCGAAATCTTTAGGCACTAAAGAATGTTTTGCTAATGCTTTTGAAAAGGGATCAATTCGTAAACTATTTCTTTCATCCTTAATAGAGAGGATAGCGGGTTCAGTAACGTGCTTGAAAATTTGATCAAACATTAATGAAGGCACTATTTTAGAAGTATGAGGAAGATTACACCGTAACTCGTCATCAACAATACCCATCACTTGAAGATTCTTCGGAAGATCTACAGCGGGTTTCTTTTCATCCATCTCATGAGTTGTAAATGTAGCAGTTTCCATAATGTTGAGACTCTCAAACATTTCATTCGTAATAGGCTCTGCAAAGCCAATTTTTCTCTCACCAACAGGAGTCCCAGCTATATGAATACCAATAATACGAGGCACAGGACCTGTACTAATCAAAACACTACCACACTTACCTTTTCCACTAATTGGGTACGTAAACACATAACTAACTTCTTGAGAAGAAACAAAATCACTGCCCGCTATTTCCAATCCTTCATGATCACCTATATGAACAGAGGTATGCACAAAATTATCACTCTCAATTTCAACAAAAATACCATCGCGAGAAAAATAATCCAATTCTTTCTCAAAAAGAAATGATCTTCTAATATTTTTAAATTGAGGAATACACGTCGGCACTTGTAAAATTGCAATCGAACAATTATCTTTCTCTATTGTTCTACATTGGTCCCATCTTATCGGGATATTACTATTATGAGTCTGATAATGAAGAGTAAATTCCTTTCTGTTACTAACTAAATGACGAATAACTTCAAAAAAATGTTTCGTTAAAATCGCATAACGATCTCCTATTCCCAAAAATTTATTAGTGTAAGATTTTCCTGAACTAAGCTCTTTAATAATAATTTGCCCTTGATTACGATGAATTTTTTTCAGTAATTGATCTATTTGATCATCGCAACCAGATTGAGGTTGAGCA